AAATCGTTGACGCCTTAGAAGATAAACTAGGTCTTATTGACCTGTCACTTACTGTTGCATATGATTCAAAGGTAAACTATGATGATATATTTTCGCAAGTAAGAGTGTGGGATACATTGATTGCAAATCATTTAATGAAAAAGAATATATGTGTACCACCGAGAGAAGAGAATAGTAAAGAAACAAAATATGAAGGCGCTTATGTAAAAGAACCTATTGTAGGCGGACATGATTGGATTGTTTCGTTTGATATTAACTCTCTATATCCACATATTATTATTCAATACAATATTTCGCCTGAAAAGATACTTGGTGAATCATCTCATGGTGTCAATGTTAATAAAATGATTGACATGAAAGTACCACTTAACTATCTTAAAACTGAGGGTGCATGTTTAACACCAAACGGTGCCAAGTTTAGAAATGATAGTCAAGGTTTTCTTCCTGAAATGATGGAGAAAATGTACAATGAAAGAGTTGTATTCAAACAAAGAATGTTGAAGGCGAAAGCCGAGTATCAAAAGACTAAAGACCCTAAACTTGTTAAAGAGATTGCAAGGTGCCATAATATTCAATGGTCGAAGAAGATTGCCTTGAACTCAGCTTATGGTGCAGTTGGTAATCAATACTTTAGATTTTATGATGTAAGACAGGCAAGTGGTATTACCACAGCAGGTCAATTTATTATTCGTTTCATTGAGAAGAAAGTAAATGAGTATCTAAATCAAATACTACAAACAAAAGGTCAAGTAGATTATATCGTTGCCTCAGATACAGATAGTATCTATGTTAGATTTGGTAAACTTGTAGAGAAAACTTGTGATGGTAAATCTAAACAAGAGATTATTGATTTTCTCGGTAAAGTTTGTGATAAGAAGATTGAACCATATATTGAAAAATGTTTTGATGAGTTAGCAGATTATTCTAACGCATTTAAAAATGCCATGGTTATGAAACGAGAAGTAATCGCCGATAAAGGTATATGGGTGGCAAAGAAAAGATACATGTTAAATGTTCTTGATGACGAGGGTGTTAGACTTGCTGACCCTAAACTTAAACTTATGGGTATTGAGGCAGTTAAATCATCTACACCACAAGTTTGTCGTGGTAAAATTAAAGAAGCAATTAAAATTATCATGGGTAAAGAAGAAAAAGATTTACATAAACTTGTTGCAGATTTTAGAAAAGAGTTTATGAAACTACCAGCAGAATCAATTGCCTTTCCTAGAAGTTGTAACAATCTTAAAAAGTATAGAGATAGTGCAAACATCTTTATCAAAGGCACACCAATCCATGTGAAAGGTGCATTGGTTTATAATTATCAAATACATAAACGAGGTCTACAAAGTAAATATCCTTTGATACAAGAAGGCGATAAGATTAAGTTTATCAAATTGAAACCTGCTAATCCATTTAAGTTTGATGTGATTAGTTACATGACAAATTTACCAGAGGAGTTTAAGTTACAAGAATACATTGACTATGACACACAATTTCAAAAGACTTTCCTAGACCCTATGCGTTTCATTCTGGATGCTGTGAACTGGAAAGATGAACCACAAGCAACATTGGAGGCATTCTTTGGATAATCCTGTAAACATAAGCGGTCAACTGTTAGAAGACATGGTTGAAAACTATTGCGTATCAAATAAGATAAGTTATAAACGAGCCAAACCTGGCGCCCATGAAATAGATTTTATTATTGATAGTAGTAAAGGTAAAATATTTGCCGATTGTACTAATCAAATGACAGGTGGTAGTGTAGAAGAAAAATTACCACATAAATTATGGAAGTATTTTAAGAAGTATCAATATAGAAATGTTTACATTATAAAAGGTGACCATAAGATTTCTGCTAAAGTCTTAGAACATTGTTATGAGATGGCAAGAGGTTACAAATTTGAATTACAGTTTGTAAACTATGAACAGTTTACTAATAAGTTAGTCGCCAAAGAGGAGGGTTTCTTTGGCTAATTTCCCAACCAAAAAATATGGAGTAATATATGCTGACCCGCCTTGGCAATTTAAACTTAGGTCCGATAAAGGCAAGGATAGAAGTCCTGAAAAACATTATCCTGTGCTTAGCCTTGCTGACATTTGTAGGTTACCTGTTAACACAATTACTGAGGACAATGCAGTCCTTTTAATGTGGGTATGTGACCCTATGTTAGACCAGGCATTAGAAGTTATTAATGCCTGGGGTTTTAAATACAAGACAGTTGGTTTTACATGGGCAAAAACGAATCGAAAGAAGTTAGGATTTTTTACTGGTCTAGGATACTGGACAAGAGGCAATCCTGAGATGTGTTTACTTGCGACCAAAGGTAGACCAAAAAGAAAAGCCATGGATGTGGCACAATTAGTGGTAGCACAAAGAAGTAGACACTCAGAAAAACCACTATTACATAAAGATATTGAAAGATTGGTAGACGGTCCGTATATAGAACTGTTTGCCAGAAAGAAACCATTTGACAATTGGGACTATTGGGGTAATGAAGTTTGAGCTTGCCATTAGCGATACTTTCTGTTATAATAATACTCTTATTACCAACAATTTTATTATGGATGTGGAACAATGAAGACCCTAAGTAGAGAACAAGCATTACATTGTGCTAAAGTATTCAATGACTATTTTGGTCAGTTTGAAAGAATAGACCAATACATGCGTGACCAGAAAATGGCTCAGATTGAAACTCTACCTACTTCACTTCCTGGTATGGGGTTTGATAGTGATATGTTTAGTGACTTTACCATGTCACCACAGGTCATGGATTTACAAGTTGTAGAACTAGATAATCACACATGGGACACCTGTATTAATATGATTTCAAGTCATAGTAATATGACAAGTATTCCAGGTAAGACTTTAAAACTTGCAGTAAAAGAAATGAACACAGGTAAGTTTGTAGGTTTTATGAGATTTGGTTCGCCAGTTATCAACTGTAAACCTAGAAATGATATGTTAGGCAATGTACCTGATTTAAAAATATTTAACAAGACTGCTATTATGGGTTTTGTAATTGTACCATGTCAACCATTTGGTTTTAATTATCTTGGTGGTAAATTATTGGCTGGTCTATGTTGTTCACATCAAGTAAGAGAGATGTTGAATAAGAAGTATGATATGAATTTAGTATTATTTGAAACCACATCTTTATATGGGAAAACAAAAGGTGCCTCAATGTATGATGGCATGAAACCATTTTTAAGATACAAAGGTAATACAATGTCAGATTTTATTCCTATGTTACATGGTAAACCATACCTTGACATGGTAAAATATGTTGAAGATATTATTGGTGTAGGTGAGTTAGTAAAATCGGATGCTTCAAGTCGTAAACTTAAAATGACCACAGGTATTATTGGTTTAGTAAAAAGAGCCCTTGAAGGTGATGACTTAGAAAAATTTAAACTTACAATTGCAAATGCTAAAAACCTTACCGAACAAAAAAGATATTATGCAAGTAATTATGGTATAGAAAATTTTATAGATATTGTAAATGGTAAGACACAAGATATAGTAAAGGCACCAAACTATGACAGATACCATGACAATGAAATTATAGAATGGTGGAGAAAGATGGCTACCAAAAGATTTGACAATCTAAATAAGGATGGTCGTTTACGAAATGACCTAGAAGTCTGGACAAAAGATAGTGAGATTGACATTATCAGATGACGCTTGACATTAACATCAAACTATGGTATATTATACACAACTAAGGAGAAAATATGAGCAATTTTTTAAAAGATATAATTAAAGAAACTGGCAATGAATATGCTGGTTTAGTAAGTGAGGGTGTTGATAGTGCAGATGTAACTAGTTTCATTGACACAGGCTCATATTCGTTCAATGCGTTACTATCAGGTAGTATATATGGTGGTATGCCAGCAAACAAAATTACAGCAATCGCAGGTGAAGCTGCTACAGGTAAAACATTCTTTGCATTAGGTATTTGTAAAGCATTTTTAGATAAGAATCCAGACTCAGGTGTTATCTATTTCGAATCAGAGGGTGCAATCTCTAAAGACATGATTGAATCCAGAGGTGTTGATTCTACTAGAATGGTAATTGTTCCTGTGGCTACAGTACAAGAATTCAGAGCTCAATCAATTAAAGTGATTGACAAATATTTAGAGCAACCGGAAGATAAAAGAAAACCTTTATTGTTTGTATTAGATAGTTTAGGTATGTTATCTACTACAAAAGAAATGGAAGATACGGCTGCTGGTAAAGAAACAAGAGATATGACAAGGTCTCAAATTGTAAAATCTACATTCAGAGTATTAACATTAAAATTAGGTAAGGCTGGCATTCCAATGATTATGACCAACCATACATATGATGTTATTGGTTCTATGTTCCCACAAAAAGAAATGGGTGGTGGTTCAGGTTTGAAGTACGCCGCTTCATCAATTATATATCTAAGTAAAAGAAAAGACAAAGACGGTACCGAAGTAGTTGGTAATATTATTCATTGTAAAAATTATAAGTCAAGATTAACAAAAGAAAATGCAATGATTGATGTTAAGTTAACATACAAAACAGGACTAGATAGACACTATGGTTTACTAGAACTTGGTGAAGAATCTGGTATTTTTAAGAAAGTATCTACAAGATTTGAAATGGATGACGGTACAAAAGTATTTGGTAAAACTATCAACGAAAATCCAGAAAAGTATTTTACAAAGGAAGTATTAGATAAGATTGATGAACACACAAAAAGAAAATTCACATACGGACAAGACGAAGACTAGAAGATATACCTTTGCTCAAAAAGAGGGCGAAGAACATTCTTGTGTCAAGTTAACCGAAGGCAAATATAAAGATGTAATCTATCATTATGGTAGAGTTGCGTTTGCACCAGAATCAGAGAAACAACCTGATGGTAAGTTGCCAATGAAGTTTGATTATACAATTGATAAAAATCCTAACAATCTAATCCTGCTTGACAATTCTGAGTTTATAGATTATATTGGTGATATTTTATTAGAACTACTGGAGGAAAAATTACATAATGGTACAGCAATCACGGATTGAAAATACAATACTAGCCAGCCTCTTCTTTAAAGAAGATTATACTAGAAAAGTTTTACCTTTTATCAAAGAAGAATACTTTGGTAACCGTGTTGAACAGTTAGTGTTTGGTGAAGTGTTTAAATTTGTTGAGAAGTATAACAATCTTCCTACTAAAAATGCTATTGAGATTGAACTGAATAGTAGAAGAGATATCAATGAAGAAGAACTACAACACATAAAAGATTACATTGTTGCTATTGAAGATAGTGATACTGATATTAAATGGTTGTTAGAAACTACAGAAAAGTTTTGTAAAGACCGTGCTGTTCACAATGCAGTATTAGAAGGTATAAAAATACTTGATAACAAAGATAAGAAACAAACACCTGAGGCAATACCTCATATCTTATCAGAGGCATTGGCTGTATCATTTGATAAGTCAGTTGGTCACGATTACATAGAAGACGCAGAGAGTAGATTTAAATACTATCACACTAAAGAAAAAAGATATCAGTTTGATTTAGATTACATGAATAGAATTACCAAAGGTGGTGTTCCAAGCAAAACATTAAACATTGCTCTTGCTGGTACTGGTGTTGGTAAGTCCTTGTTTATGTGTCATGTTGCTTCAAGTTATTTGTTGCAAGGTCTTAATGTATTGTATATCACATTAGAGATGGCAGAGGAAAGAATTGCAGAAAGAATTGACGCAAACTTATTAGATGTTACCATGGAAGACCTACATGATATGCCAAAACAATTATATGATGGTAAGATTAAAAAGGTCAGAGAGAAAACACAAGGTCAACTTATTATCAAAGAATATCCAACGGCTTCTGCTCATAGTGGTCATTTTAAATCATTGATTAATGAATTAGCTTTAAAGAAATCTTTTAGACCAGATGTTATCTTTATTGATTATCTAAACATTTGTGCTAGTGCTAGATTTAAAGGTGGTAATATTTCATCTTACTTCTATATCAAAGCAATCGCTGAAGAATTAAGAGGTCTTGCAGTAGAACATGATGTGCCAATCTTTAGTGCAACACAAACAACTAGAACTGGTTTTGTAAGTACAGACTTAGGTCTTGAAGATACCTCAGAATCTTTTGGTCTTCCGGCAACTGCTGACTTTATGTTTGCCTTGATGTCAAATGAAGAACTAGAACAACTAGGTCAGATGAAAGTAAAACAATTGAAGAATAGATATAATGACCCAAGCGTAAACAGAGCATTCATTATTGGTGTTGACAGGTCTAAAATGAGATTGTATGATGTAGAACAAAAAGCACAAAACATTGTTGACTCAGGCCAAGTAGCAGAAAAAGAGGACGCTTACAATAAGTTTAGTGATTTTAAATTATGATGAATAGAAATTTAGAACATTACTCCAGATTATATAGAAACTTCTTAACAAAAGAAGACTGTGAAAATGCAATTAATGATTCAAAAAATATAAATTTCACACAACATACATTTTATAACTCATACACAGGTGAAAAAACAGCAAGGTCTGGTGAAAAAGAGTTAGATGTATCGTGGGATAAAACAACATCTACAGATTTGATTATGAAAAAGCTCTGGCAAAAAATTAAAGACTATCAAAATGAATTAGATTTTGATTGGTTTAATCGTTGGGACGGATACACACAAATAAGATATAACAAATATTCAGAAACTAGAGAAATGGCATTACATTGTGACCATATAAAATCAATATTTGAAGGTAAAAGAAAAGGTGTACCTACATTAAGTATTTTAGGGTTATTAAATGATGACTTTGAAGGTGGTGAATTTATTATGTGGGATAAAGAAGTGGTAGATTTAAAACAAGGAGATTTATTAATATTTCCTAGTAACTTTTTGTATCCTCATAAAGTAGAACCAGTTAAGAAAGGGACTAGACATTCATTTATAAGTTGGGTATGGTAAAAAGTAAAACACAAAAGGTAAGATTTCATAGAGGCGATAAAAGGCCAGGTAATAAGTTAGGACAAACAAAATTGAGTTATACAGTAGATATGATAAAAGAAGGCCGTAAGATTTTATGGCATGTAGTAGAACAACCAACAAACAATATTGTTGGTAAATACTTCTTTGAAGATGACGCAATGGTATTAGCAGACTTTCAAAACAAACACAAAGTCTGGCAAGTAAACGGAGGAATACCTAGATTCCTCTGGAATTATGTAGCAGGTTCCTATAACTAGTTGACAATTACTCCTAAATAGTATAAGGAGTAATAATGTTAACAAAACCACAAGTATTAATAATAGAACAAGCAACAGCGAAAGCTGGTGGTAAACTATCTTTTGAACAAAAGAAATCCACTAGAAATGTAGCTGTCTATTTTGTTCGTGCTTCTAATAGACCAGACGCAAGAAGAAATATACAAAACTTTTTAAAGTCTAAGAAAATAGATATTACTGAAAAGAAAACCAGTTTATCTAGTGAGAACATTACAGAGTTTGTAATAGGTACATATACTGTCAGAATAGTATATAAACCTATGTCTGGTGGTATGACAGAAACAACATTGAACTCTACCATTACAGAATTAGTACCTTGCATTGCATTTCTAAATGGTTGTGTAGAAAGAAATCCTGATAAACTATATGAAAAAGTATTAGGTTATCCTCAATCACAAAAGTGTTATGTAAATAAAGCAGACCAGAAAGCTGGTATAGATTTCTTAGAAGATATGCCAAAGTCATCTAAATTTAAAGAGAAGATGATGAACGCAGTTGCTATTACAAAATATCTTGAAGATATGCATAGTAAAAAGAAAATAAAAAATGTATTCTGGACATACAGAGCAAAACCAGCTGGTGTTCCTGCTAACTCACCTGCTGATATAGTAATTCTATTTCAAGATATGACTATGTTAGGTGTTTCTTTAAAAGCAGGTGGTGAGTCTACTAAAGAGCCTTTACTAAACACATATGTTAATAAGATATATTATCATTTTGAACCAACTGGTACTCAAATTAAAAGATTAAGGGAAGACTTATATCTTAATACTTATTCTAAAATACCAGGTATAGAAAGTAAAAGATATGATGAAGTTGGTGCTGAAAGAAATAAATCACTAGACGCTTTAGAAAACTTTGAAAATACAGACCTACAAACCTACGAAAAATATTATGACGCAAACTTGGCCATAATAAGAAACAAAATGGTTTATACAATGACCAAAGATATTAAACTGTTTAAAAAGTATTGTAGAAGTGAGATACTTAAACAGAGTGATGTACCAGTTACAATTATTAAAGCAGTAAATGATACATATAAAGAGATAAAAGATAGTAATAGATTGAGTGTATTGTTACAACAAGCCACAAGTGTAGAGGGTATGGTGTCTATATCATCTAAACAAAACTTTGATATTAGAATAAAACGGTTTAGTGAGGTCTTAGGAACCATGAATATGTCAGTTAGGTCTAATAAAGTAGGTGTTCAACACAAATTAGGTCAATTTTTCAACTTGGCTGTGAAGTACAATGGTCTAAATGAATAAATAGTATTGGTATTTGTTAATGAATTTGCATGAAAGGGCTTGCCAAACCTCACAATTTATAGTATAATGGACAAAAATGAGAGAGAAAAATGTTTAATTTTAAAGGTTTCCTTACACAGGACAAGAACACACACTTAGAACATCTTGAAGATGATATCATCAATAGAGGTGCAGTAGGTGGTGACAACGCAATAAACTTCCTAAAATCAGTTAGAAATATGTTAGCCGGTACTACTGGCAGTAAAACAAATATAACTGTTAAATGGGACGGTGCGCCTGCTATCATTTGTGGTATCAATCCAGAAAATGGTAAATTCTTTGTTGGTACTAAATCAGTATTCAATGTAAATCCTAAAATCAATTATACTGTTGCAGACATTCGTAAGAACCACGGTGGTGTGGTTGCACAGAAATTAGAAGTTTGTCTTGCACAACTAAAAAGATTAAACATCAAAGGTATTCTACAAGGTGACTTGTTGTTTACAAATGATAAGAAAGTAATCTCTATAGATGGTGAGAAGATGTTATCTTTTACACCTAACACAATTACATATGCAGTACCACAAAATAGTGGCATTGGTAAAAGAATTGCTAATGCTAAAATGGGTATTGTATTTCACACACAATACAATGGTAAAAAGATGGATAGTTTATCTGCCAGTTTTGGTACAGTAACAGGTTCATCAAACAGAAATGTATTTTTGGCAAGTGCAGCTTACCAAGATACTGCTGTACTATTTCCTAAATCAGAGTTATCTAAATTTGATTCACAGATAAGAATGGCTGAAGGCTCTCTTAGAAAAGCCTCTCCTGTTTTAAACTTAATGAGTAAAAATATAACAGATGACCTATCTGTAGGTTACAGACTTAAAACATACTTCAATCATTTTATTAGAAATTCAAATAGTAGTATGGATAAAGTTGCAGTTATGCAAAAACAATTCAGAGATTACTTTGAAAGTGTATTACAGAATGAGATAGATAGTAGAAAAACACCAAAAGGTAAAGAAAAATTTATTAAGGCAAAGAAAGATGGTCTACAATTTATTGATAGAAACAAACAAGCATTATACTTTGCTATCGCCTCACACATTACATTAGGTGTGGCAAAACAAACTCTTTTACAAAAAATGAATCAGATACAGAGTATAGGTAATTTCATTAGAACATCAACAGGTTATAGAGTGACAGCACCAGAGGGTTATGTTGCAGTTGATAAAGTTGCAGGTGCAATTAAACTAGTAGATAGATTAGAATTTAGTAGGCAAAACTTTACTATGCCTAAAGGTTGGAATTAATGAAGTCATTTAAACAATACTTCTTTGAAGCAATCAATGGACCTAAAATCATTATGATTGGTGGACCAGGTTCTGGTAAATCAACTTACTCAGAATTACTAAAGAAAGAATTAGGTATCGCCCACATATACACAGGTGATATGATGAGAGCATTATCAAAAGAAAATACACCAGACGGTAAAAAAGTAAGAGAACTATTAAAAAAAGGTGAATTTGCACCAACACCAATAGTTATAGACGCAGTAAAAGAAAGAATGAAACAACCAGACGCCATGAAAGGT